AATAAAAGAGGAAATAGTTAAATCTATATCAGAAAAAATTAAAAATAAATCTAAAGAGGATAGTAAGATATCTGAAAAACCTGAAGAAGAGGAGTTTGTTGACGTAAACATTTCTAAACCTCAAGATGTTGAAGGTAAAATTCCTGATGCAGTCACTTCTTCAATAGAGGGTTTAGAGAATTCTAAAGAGGAAGCATTAAAAATAAAAGAAGAGGAGCTTGCAAAAAGAGAAGAAGAGTTAAATCAGAGAGAATCTTATTTAAAATCAATCGAAAAAGAAAGTGAATACGAACCAGAACTCCCAGAACAAATAGAAGAGTTAGAGCCAGAAAAGCTTTTTATTTTTGATGAAAATGATATTTCTGTAGGTGCTGAAAAATTGTCCACTTTAGAAATGAATTTATTAAACAATCCAGAAGAAAAAACCAACATGAGAACTATGTGGTTAAAAGATGCTGTTAAAGATGTTGATTTATATGTTGCCAACTTTGAGAAAATAGGTAATATAGAATTTGACCCATTTGAAGGTACTGCTGAGTTTAATGCCAACACAAACAAAGAAGTTGAAGAAATAGATTCTGAAGACATAAAGCTGGATATGCAAGGTAATATGAAAGATTCAATTGAGCCAGTTAGCAATGTAACTCAACCCATAATAAATGAATCGGTAGAGCTTAATCCTAAATCTGAACAATTAGCTGAAGACATACTTGCTTCAATTATTAGAATAGATGACTCAATGCCTTATCAAGATTTTGCTATTGCAGTAGCTAGAGTTCTAGAAGATAGTTATGGGTCTCATAATTATTTGCCTTTTATAAAAGAATTAGAAAAGCAACTTTTAAATGATTAAGGAATCTTATAAACATAGAATTCAAAGTTTAGCTGGGGTTATTTCTGAAAACAATGTTGAATTAAGTTCAGATACAGGGAGGAGTGACAAATACACCTTAGGCTGGTACTCAGAAGAGTATCTATTAAAATTGGGCTCTGAAATATTAAACAATATAGATAAGGTGGCAGATGAAGATGCGAATCTAACCTTGAAGTTGATAAAAAAATCAACAAAAATAAATCAGAACTCTTTATTTATAAATGTTATTTTACACAAGGATGTAGATGGTTCAAAAGTTGATGATGAATTTGATTTAGTTTTGACTGTTCAGTTTTCAAACGACTCCAATACTGTTGCTTCAACAAATTATAAAGGAGTTGATAGCAGGTTTAATTTAAACTCTAAACATTCTGCTGGAGATTTAGAATTATTCAAGAGTGAAGTAGTAAATAATATATTTAATTCTATTAAACTTTCTTCTTATAAAGAAAAGTAATTTATCGTTTACTTTTAGTAATTATCAACTATTTTCGAATTAAATAAAAATTTAATTATGAAAGTTTGGAAAATAACAAATACAGCAAGAGAATCTGTAAAAATTGCTTGTAAAACTGCTTCAATGCACTCAAAAGGTATAATATTACAACCAGGTGAATTTTGTTTATCAGAAGCACAATTGACAGCATCAATGGATGCTCAAGAAAGAAGAGGGTTTATATCTGTAGATAGAGAGTTTGATAATTCTAAATTAAACTTAAAATTTGTTGAAAATTATACACAAAAATATGTGGATAATTTAATTTTAGAATCAAGTATTGAAATAGAGCCTATGGATTATGAGGTTTCAGCTAACAAATCTGATTTTGAAAGAGCGGCTGAGGATGCTGAAAAATATATAAATAACAATAAGTAATAATATGCCTGAATCTTTTGGTGAAATTAATTTATCTGATAGCGATAGTTTGGTGTATACCACTAATACTACTATTGCAGATAATGAAATTAAGCTGACAAATTGCAGCCCTTATATTTCTTGGAATGATTTTAATATTCAAATTTCAAAAAATTTAAATTTACAAAAAAGAAACAATAACTTTCTTATAGTAAATTCTGGAAAAACTTGTATTACTTGGTCTGATGAAATAGGTTCTTGGGTAGAATACAAAGTTTGTAAGCTAGAAAAAAAATTTAAAAAGAATTTAAAATCAAAAGAATGTAAACCTTTTAGAGGTTCTGATACAGATGATGGTTGTAATCTTAATGTTATGGATATTTTAATATGCCAAGAAGGCAACTATTATGTAGACTTAAAAAATAGTTTATACTATGTTTTTAGTGATGGCTTTTGGAATAGTGTAGATTTAATTGGTGAATTAACATTAGAAATTGAAGGAGATTTCAACTTAAACAAGATAAAAAACAAAAGTAAACAAAAGAGTCTTTTATTAGAAACTTGGAAGCCCTTATCTTTTAGTTTGGACAAGGGTTATATTTATGCGCCTTATGTGCCTATCAACAATTGTAAAAAGCTAAATGAAGATTTGACTGAATCTTTTAGTGCGTATGAAAAAATTAGTTCAAGATTTTACAGCACCATTAACATTGCCTAATAGAATACAAGAAATTAAAAATAAAAAAAAATAAAAACAAAAAAATTATGTCTGATAAAATAAAAATATTATTTCAACCTTCTGACCTGGCTGGTGTAGGTCACTTCCGCTCTATTTGGCCTGCTCAAGAAATGCAAAGAAAACACAAAGATTCTTTTGAGGTTAAAATTGATTTAAGTCCTAACTTTAATGATTTAGAATCATTAAAAAAATATGATATTATACATTTTCACAGACAATTTGGCCCAATAGAAAGGATTGATGAAATATTTGACACTCTTCAGGGGGCTGGCGTTACTATGGTAATGGATATTGATGATTATTGGTCTCCACCAAAGTCTCACCCGATGTATCATGCGGCAAAAAATGAGCGTATAGAAGAGAAAATAACAAAAACACTAATAAAGTCTGATTATGTTACAACTACAACAGAGATTTTCAAAAAAGAAATACTCAAGTATAATAAAAATGTAATTATTATGCCCAATGCCATAGATGTAAATCATAAGATGTGGAGAAATACTGAAAAAATTGAAAAAGGAGATAAACTAAGAGTGTCATGGATAGGCGGTTCTTCTCATTTAGAAGATTTAAAGTTATTGGAGAATTCTATGGGCAGATTAAATTCAGATGATACATTGAAAGATAAATATCAAATTATATTATGCGGGTTTGATACAAGAGGTCATATTACTGAAATAAATCAAAATACTGGCGAGAAAAAGACTAGAAAAATAACACCTGATGAAACTGTTTGGAATCGTTTTGAAAGCATTTTTACAACTGATTACAAAATAGTAGATGAAGATTATAATAAGTTTTTGAAAACTTATAAAAACGAAGAATATAAAGGTGATTACTCTAATTTAAATTACGTCAGAAGATGGACGCTTCCACTTACACAATATGGTAGACATTATAATTATTGTGATGTTTGTTTAGCTCCTCTGGTAAAAAACACTTTTAATAAAGTTAAATCAGAACTTAAAATAATAGAGGCGGGTATGACTAAAAAAGTTTTAATTGCACAAGATTTTGGAATATATAAAGATTTAATAGAGCATGGTGAAACTGGGTTTTTGGTGCAAGATGCTAGAAATCATAAAGATTGGTATAAAAATATAAAAACTTTAATAAACAATCCAGAAGAAGTTGAAAGACTGTCTACAAATTTACACAATTTTGTAAAGGAAAGATATAGCTTAGAGAATGTCACTAAAAATAGAGTAGAAAGCTATATGGTGCTACATAAAGAAAAAAGCTTACTAACTGTAAATTAAAATTTCTTTCATATTTATTTGAAAAAGATTTATAATGAAAAAAATTAGCCTAAACTTCGGTGCATTAAAAGATACTGTTTACAAATTATCTTGTAAAGAGATTGTTTCTGAGTCAAATAAAGATTCTAAAAAAGAAAATTCTTTAACTAAGTTTATAAAAAAACTAAAAGAAGAGCCTTTATTAAAAGTTCAATATATGATATTTGAAAATTTGACAAAGGGTCACTTTGAAAGTGAAAGATTAGCCGAGAGATATATTAACGAAAATATGTCTTTAGCTGAAAAGTTAGATTGGAATAAGCTTTTGGAGGTTAACAAAATAATGAGAAAAGAAATTTTAGATGAACATTTTGTTCAGGGCTCTGATGGATTCGAAGATTTATATGAAGCTATTCACACTCTAATAGAATCTAGAAGCAATATAGCATATTCTAACGTTAACAAATCACATGAATCATATGAAACTATATTATCTCACTTACAAAGGGAAATGTCAGATTCCTCAAGAAAAGAAGAGGAAACAAATGATATGCCTAAATTTTTATCCTGGAGATATGTGAATGAACATGCTGTTAGCAATTTTAATAAAAGATATAAACATCTAAGCGATTCTGATAAAAAGGTTTTTAAAGTTTTAGTATCTTCTGATGAAGTTAAAATAAAATACGCGGAAGATTTAAAAAGCGAATGCTTATCAATGGTTGAAAAAGCAATTATAGAAGAGGGAGATTCTTTTTTAGATAAATTTAAAGATAAATTAAACTCTATCAAGGATATTAACTCTAATAATGTTGATGAAATTATTATAAACTGTTCTGAACTTAATGAAAGTTTATCTAAAAAGTAATTTAAAATGAAATTATCAAAAGATAAATTAAGATATATTTTAAAAGAGGAATTAAATGTATATATAAATTCTTTAAAAAGTGAAAAGTTGCTTAGCGAAATAAAAGAAACAATTAATCACAATTTAATTAATGAATCTAATAAACCAAATTACAGTCCAAAATTAGGAACAACACTTTCTCAGTTTATTGATGAATTAACAGACAAACAATTAACTAATGTTAAATTCGTTGAAGAAGATACTGAAGGACGAATGGTATTTTCTACAACAACTTTACCCAACAATGTTATTGTTCAATCTTTAAATGATGATAAAGAATTACCACCTTCAAAATCAATAGATGATGGTACTGGTAAAACTCTTTTATATTTTGATAAAGAAAAAGGTGTAGACACTTCTATTTAATTATAGATTAAAAACATTTTATTTTTTAGCCCTGTATATTTCAAACTCCTTTTTACTTTTTAACAAATCTGATTCTGCTATTATCTGACAAACTTTTTTAGACTCATCAAGTAATCTAGTATCATTTTTTTCACTTAAAGAATATGCTTCTTGTATATTTTCATTTATGTTAATAGTGTGTAGATTAAGCTCTAAAGAAACAAAGCTCCTTTTTTTATTATAATTTATATTATCAGGATAATCGTATACAAATATGTTTTCTAGATATTTTGGAAAAATATTATTGTTTCTCAAAAACTCTTTTAAATCTTTTCTATATATATCCCTTAGATAAGATGATAGTTTTTTCGAAATGTCTGAATTATAGTCATAAAAGGAATATCTGTCACTTTCTTTTGGAGGTTGTCTTTCTTTTATATCTATCCAGAATCCACATTCTATATATATAGTTTCAGGCTTTTGCTTATTAAACACGGCTCCAACTTTAAATTTTAAATCACTGTTATTAAAGATTTCTCCGTCTATTTTAATTTCTTTTCCTGTTCTTTTTGTCTTTTTGTCTTCTAATGTTAAATCATTACTAATATTCATTTCAAGTTATACAATAAATTAAATCTGCTACACAATACAATTTTATATGTTTTTTTTAATTAAAACAAGTTTTTTAATTAAAAATTAATAAAGAGATTTTTCAAACTATTTATATGTGTTGAATATTCTATAAAAAAAAATAAAAATGAATTCAGATAAGTACGTAATATCAGAGTTTTATGCTTTTGAAGCAGACTCTTCTTTAATAAAAGAAGCTGAAGAAAAAAATCAACCTATCATATTGAAAGGTATACTTCAGAAAGCAAACACTGAAAATAGAAATGGAAGAGTTTATCCATTAGATATATTAAAAAGAGAAGCAAAAAAATACGAAGAAGCTGTTAATGAAAAAAGAGCTACTGGAGAATTGGACCACCCAGACAGTGCTGTAGTAAGTTTGTCTAACGTTTCTCATATAGTAACAGAGATGTGGTGGGAAGGAGATACTTTGATGGGCAAAGTTAAATTATTAGAAACTCCTTCTGGTAACATATTAAAAGGACTTCTTAAAAGCGGGGTTATGTTAGGCATATCTTCTAGAGGGGTAGGTTCTGTTAAAAACAAAAGTGGTCTTGATGTAGTTCAGGAAGATTTTGAATTAATTGCATTTGACTTTGTTTCTTCACCATCTACACCAGGAGCTTATTTATTTAAGGAATCAAAAAGTTGGGGACTTACAAGGCTTGATGGTAATAGTTCGAAAATATTAAAAACAAATGACTTAGATAATTTTAATAATTCTATGACGAATTTATTAAAAATGTCTGAAAAAGAATTCTGGAAAAAATAGTGATTTAAATGGAATTTAATTTTTTATAAACTATTTATCCGTAAACCTTTCATTTAAGTAAAAAAAATAAAATGTCTGAAAAAAATAAAACATCTCTAGAGAAAGCATTATTAGAAACTAGAGAAATAGAAAAAGCTGCCGTTGATAGTGCAAGAAAAATAGTAGAAGAATCTACTGTTGCTAAAATGGATGAAGCTGTAAAAAAGGCTCTTGAAGAATTAGAATCAAAAACTATTGAAGAAGGTGTTGAAATTGAAGTTGGTGATGCTGACGTTTCTGTTAGCGTTGAAGATGGAGTTGCTTCTATTAAAGTTGATGCTGAAGAGGAAGACTTAGTTATTAATACTACTGATGAAGAGGTAGAAGGTGAAGAGTCTGAAGAAGAAGTTGAAAAAGAAACTGAAGAAGAGTCTGAAGAAGATTCTGAAGAAGGCGAAGAAGACGAAGAAGATGAATTATTTGAAATAAACTTAAAGGAAGAAGACGAAGAAGCGCCTGCTGAAGAAGAAGTGCCTGCTGAAGAAGAAGCGCCTGCTGAAGAAGAAGCGCCTGCTGAAGAAGAAGCGCCTGCTGAAGAAGAAGCACCTGCTGAAGAAGAATCGTCTGAAGCTAATACGGTAGAAGTTCCTACTGCATCAGCTATTGAAGATTTATCTGCAAAATTAGATACAATACTTTCTAAATTAGAAGAACCACAAGAAAATGCAGATGCTGCTAATGCAGATGCTGCCACAGAAGATTCTGAAGAAGCTCCTTCTGCTGAAGGTGAGGTTGAAATTGAAATTACTGATGACGAAGCTCCAGAAGCTCCAGAAGAAGAGGTGGTTTCTGAAGATAGTTTAGAAGAAATAGAAATAGTTGATGAAGAAACAACATCAGATAAAGAAATAGCAGCTATGATAGATGATATGATGCCTACTGAAAAAGAGGAAGATGAAGTTTTAGATATTGACATCGAAAATGATAATGAATTAGAAGAAGTAATGGGTGTTGGACATGGAGTTAATAGAGCTTTTGGAAATAGTACAAAAGACCAAGGACACCACGCACCAGTTGCTCCTTTACATGAAGATATAGCTCAAAATGAGGCTAAAATAGCTGAGCTCACACAGGAAAACGTAAGTTTAAAAGAATCCCTAAAAGAGTACAAAGAATCTTTCAAAGTACTCAGAAAACAAATCAACGAGGTTCAAACTTTTAATGCAAAGTTAGCATATGTTAACAAATTGTTCTCCAAGGGAGGCTTGACAAATGATGAAAAAGTTAAAATCGCTGAAAATTTTGATGGAGTGAATACAGTCGAAGAGGCTAAAACACTTTATAATACAATTATAAGCGAAAGTAACAATTTATCAAATGGTAAAGCTGAACAATTAAAAAGCAAATTAAAGTCTACTAGTCCGTCTATCACTCCTGCAACTAAAGCAGAAGCGTTATACGAAAACAAGGAAGTTTCTAGAATGAAACAACTTGCTGGTATTAAAACCTTGAATTCTTAACAAAACTTAAATTTAAAAAAAAAAAAAATGAGTGAATTATTAAACAGCGGTAATGTTGGTTTAACAAACTTAAGAACACTTTCAGAACAAAGACGTGAAATCGTTGGAAACTGGGATAAATCAGGTCTTTTAGAAGGTCTTGGTGGTTCTAAGAAATCAAACATCGCACAATTATTAGAAAATCAAGCATCTCACATGTTGAATGAGGTAACACTTGATTCATCTGCAGGTCGTTTTGACACTGTAGCGTTCCCAATGGTAAGAAGAATCTTCTCAAGATTACTTGCTAACGAAATCGTATCTGTACAGCCTTTAGCACTTCCTTCTGGATTGTTATTCTATATGGATGCAAGAGTATCAACTGACAAAGTTGCTCCAGCTAATACAGCTAACGGGCAAGCTGGTCCTACTTTCTCTAATGACTCTGCTTATGAGAGATTTTATGACAATAGAGGTCAAGATGCTTCTTTCGGTACTGGTGCAACTTCTTTCGGAACACCACAAACTTTAACTTCAGGTGATACTACTGATGGGTTAGTTGAAGCAACTTTCGCATTAGGTTCTGACTTTGATGTTAATGTACAACAATCAAGCTCTACGCTTAGATTCTCAGCTGTAACTGCTGTTGAATACAATGGTACTGCAGTATTTGCTGCTGGTGCGAGCATTAAGTATTACTCTCAATTACAAACTTGGGGTTCTGACCAATTTGCTGGTCAAGAAGCTAAAGTTATTCTTGATGTAAGACCTGCTGGAGTTTACGGTTCTGACTTTGATTCAACTTTATTGTCTGACTTTGATGTAGTTCCTGCTTTTGAAGTATTTAATGACCTTGAGGCTAAATCAGAAATGAGTGAGCTTACAATCAGATTCTCTTCTGTAACGGTAAATACTATCACAAGAAAAATGAGAGCACACTGGACTCCTGAGCTTGCTCAAGATTTAGAAGCATACCACAGTATTGATGCTGAGGCTGAATTAACAGCTTTATTATCAGAAGAGGTTGCTGCTGAAATCGACAGAGAGATTATCAGAGACCTTATCAATGGTGCAATGTTCGAAGCTAGATGGGATTATGCTGGTTTAAGAAACAACGCAAACTTCTTCGGAACTCAAAAAGACTGGAACCAAACTTTAATTACTAGAGTTAATGAAATTTCAGCTCAAATTCACAAAGCTACACTAAGAGGTGGTGCTAACTGGATTATTTGTTCTGCTGAGGCTGGTGCTATCTTTGATGACCTTGAGTACTTCCACGTAGATGGTTCTGCTCAAGCTGAAGCTGAGAAGTATAACTTAGGTATCGAGAAAATCGGTAACTTAGGTAACAGATATGTTGTATACAAAGACCCTTACATGCCTGCTAACATCGTGTTATGTGGACATAAAGGAGACACTTTCTTAGAAGCTGGTTACGTTTATGCACCGTACATTCCGTTGCAATTAACGCAAACTATCTATGACCCGAATGATTTCACACCTAGAAAAGGAATCATGACGAGATATGCTAAGAAGATGGTTAACAACAGATTCTACGGAGTAATCTGCATCGATAATATCAATACTTACCAACAAGTATATAGCTAATTAATTTAGCTTTAGGCTTGAACGTAAGTTCATCGAAATAGAAGAGGTCAACAATGTTGACCTCTTTTTTTGTTTATACTTTTTTTGAAAATAAAAAATAGTGTAAAATTTAAATATGAGATAAATTTTTCTTAATAATATTTATATAAAAAAACATTATGGATATATGGCTTCAACAAATTAAAGACATTGATAAAATGCCTTATTATCTTAATAGGTTAGGTGAATTGTCTATAGAAGATAATAATATAGTACTAAATTATAATTCAGGAACAACAACTAGTTCAGGAACGACTTCTGGTGATACGTCTAACAAAGCTTTAGGTGCAGGATTTACTATTCAGGATGGAGACGGAGCTGGTAATGATGTTCACTTTCAAATAGGAAAACTAAATACTGTTGACTCAATTGGTATTAATGATTATAGTGGAGATGTTGGCTATAATAATTTGGGTTTTGTGACTGAATTAAATGATATTGTTATTAGAAATTCAGACTTAAATGATTTGGATGGTTCTAGAGTTTTAGCTGAAGGTGATATTTTAGATGGAGGAAGTAATTATTCTGAAACTAAAAGAAATGTTAGAATTTTAAATAAAACATCTATTTCTAACCCTAGTGTTGAAGATTTGTTACCAGGAGAAATATTTGTTAATGTTTCTGAGGGCAAAATATTTACTCTTAAAAGTTCTCAGGACGGAAATTATGAAGTTGTTCAATTTATAGGTAATGTTTTGCAAGAAAATGTTGAGTTAGCAGAGTCTGCATCATTAGATTCATCAATTACTACAAACAACTCTAATCGTGTAATAGCAATGACAAAAATTGAAAACAATGCAGATAGTAATTCAATTTGTAATTTACATCATTTTTATAACACACCTTCAGATACTATGAAACCAGTTTCTTGGAATATAAATAGCGCTACAGTTCCTGCAAAAATATCCTTCACAGCCCCAGAAAATGGAAATGTAAGAGTTGTAATGAGAACTTATCTACAAGATGGAGGTGGAACTTCTGAATCTTTTGTTGGTTTACATGATACTTTCGAAGACACTAAAAGTCCAAGTGAGGGTTGGTATCAAATAGTTAAAGAATCTGAAAAAAATGAACATGATTTAGAAAATATAGAATTTTTATTAGAAGGTTTAACTCCAGGGCAGTCTTATACTTATTATTTTGTTGCAGTTACTACACAGTCTAGTGGTGTTGCTTTTTTAGCAGGTAGAACTTCTTCTAGCGATTGGTCTAACATTGATTTAGCGAAACCAACCACTATTACAGCTTATGATATGGGCGATGTAAGCATTGTTACAAATCCAACTGTATAAAAAAAGGCCAACATCTGTTGACCTTTTCTTGTTTTATTTAGCTTGGTTAAAATGGATATTTTTTGTTCAAAATTAACTTAGTTGAGTCGTTTTCTATTACCACGTCAAATTGAAATGCTCTTTTTGTTGCATTTTCTTTATTTGTATAAAACAATGTATAAGTTGATTCTCCTATTTTTTCAATATTTGTTAATTTAGACTTAGACATATTAGTAAATTTGTTCTCGTAGTAAGATTTTAAATGAGATTCTCCATATTTATCTAAACTTTCACTAGATGTGAACTTAACCATCTCATCATACTTGCCTAACTTCCTTAAAGATTTGAAAAAAGTCAAAAAATCAACACCATATATGATTGCAGGATTGGAAAAGTCAGATTTAACTGTATTTACATTGTTTTTTTCTTTTTTTTCTGTTTTTACACTGGTTTCTAGTGATTTTTCGTTTTTTGTGTCCATATTTGAACAAGAAAACATAATTAAAGCCGATAATAAGATAGTTAATTGTTTCATTTGATTTAATTTTAATTGATTATATGTTATAAACGTATATTTTATTAAAATATTACAATAAAATGTTTTTTTTTAAAAATAATTCATTAAAACGACTTATAACAGTTTCTATAAGTAATGCTTTGCACTACTCATAGCTTTGTGTTACCCTCCATTATTACAACCGTGAGCAATTAATCCAAATGTTATCCATTCAATAAATCTACCCAACCAACCAATACATTCTCCGCATTTTTGGCATTGGTAACTTTTGTATTCTTTTTCGTTTTTCATATTAATAAATTAACGGTGGGTAACACTATATAAAAACAAGTTCGTGCCTCACCAATTTTTATACTAAACGTTAGTCATTGTTTATTAATATGGCCAGGAACGCATCTCCTTTATATTCAAAGTTTTTTTCTTCTGCGCCATATCTCAATATACTTTGGTGTATCAAATTGCCATCATCATCATGTTGGTAATTTATTAACCACTCTCTTTCTTTTTCGCCTTCTTTTGTTAGTGGTAATACAATTAATTCAGGATGATATAATTTATCTAATTCTTCCTTAAAAAAATCATAAGCATATTTTTTTATACCATTAGGCAATTGCTCTTTCCAATCCATTTAATATTCACTAATAGTTAATGCGTAATACAATCCAGCTTGGTTGTGAATTAAAAAACTGTTCATCACAAGTAATTGTTGCCCACTCTTGGTCTATGCCCCAATTAATATAGTTACTCTCTTTCTTAACAGTCCAATCAATATTGTTTTTTATATTGTATTCATTAATTAAAATAATTATTTCATCTAATGAAGTATGTTTTGATAGCCATAATGCATCACCATCACCGCTTTCAGATGTAATTGATGAATGAATTAAGTCTAAAACTTTTTTACTATTTTCTTTATTCATGTTTGACAACAATTTTTAATGAACTGTACTGTTCATTTCATCCCTTAACTTCGCTGCAGTTTCGTAATCTTCATTGTCAATAGCAATTTTTAATCTTTGTTCTTGAGTTAAAACTTCTTCACTATCTTCTTTGGATACAAATTTACCTATCATAGACATAAAAACTTTAGACCCCTCATGTTCTTCGGTGATATATCCTCTAAAATCAAATACATTTAAATTATCAGTCATATCAATTATCACATATGCAGAATTTAAACATAAATCCTTGAAAACTTGATTTAATTCTTCAATATCACCTGAATAACAAAAAAATATAGTACTTGCACTTTTTGTATATTCTACATTATTGTCATCGAAAAATTTTTCAATTAAATTTTCTAAATCAGATATAATTTCCAAAGGCTTTGAACACAAAAGGTTTGCCACATAAAATCTTTCTTCGTCTTTTTGTTTTTTCATATGATGTTTTTATTTATTTTAATAAACGTATTTTTATAAAAAAAATTACATTATTTCTTTTTTCTCCAAGAATCTTTTAATGGCAAAACCATGTTCCATACACCTTTTGACTCTTTGTTATAATATCCATTTCGCTCAAACTGAACGGTGTATCCTTCTTTTTCTTCTGAAGTAGATATTTCAGTAAAAGCTTTAACTTCTTGTTTAGATTCTTTATTAAATTCATTTAAAAAATCTTCTGTAGGTTCTTCAACAGAAAAAAGTCTGTCATAAACATTAACATTTATAGGAATGTTATTGTCAGCATTTACCCAATGTAATGTGCCTTTTATTTTTCTGCCATCATCAGACCATCCACCTCTTGTTTCAGGGTCGTATGTACATAACAGCTCTATAATTTTACCATCATTATCTTTAACTACCTCATTACAAGTAACATAGTATCCATATTTAAATCTAACCTCCTTGTTGTTACTAAGTCTAAAGAATTTTTTTGGAGCATTCTCCATAAAATCTCCTCTCTCTATATAAAGATGTTTTCCAAAATTAACCATTCTATAGTTTTCTTCTTCGGATTCTGGATTTAGTTTAGCTGGTAACATTTCTTCACCACCTTCCCAGTTTGTTATTGTTACTTTTAAAGGGTCAAACACGGTCATTCTTCTGTTGGCATCCTTATTTAAAACTTCTTTTATACAAGATTCAAACAAAGAAGAATCAATTAAACTTTCCCTTCTTGATATTCCAATTTTTTCACAAAACAATTTAATTGCTTTAACAGGTATTCCTCTCCTTCTCAATCCAGACAAAGTTGGTAGTCTAGGGTCATCCCAACCGTCTACAATACCCTCTTCAACTAATTGTTTTATTATTCTCTTACTCATAACTGTATGAGACAAGTTAAGTCTAGAGAACTCTATTTGTCTTGGCTTTATATCTCTGTCTATTAATTCATTTATAATCCAGTCATAAAGAGGCCTATGTGGCTCAAACTCTAAAGTACATACAGAGTGAGTTATATTTTCTATAGCATCAGATAAACAATGAGCGAAGTCATACATAGGATATATACACCATTTATCTCCAGTGTTATGGTGATGCTCTTTTTTTACACGATATATAATAGGGTCTCTCATATGAACATTAGAAGATGACATATCTATCTTAGCACGTAAAGTCATTTTACCATCTTCAACATCTCCGTTTCTCATAGATTCAAATAAAGATAAATTTTCCTCTACGCTTAAATCTCTATTTGGACTTGGTTTACCTGGGCTGTCTGTTGTACCCATATACTCTTTTATTTCTTCAGAGTTTAAAGTACATACATAAGCCTTTCCCTTATTAATTAGTTCTAAAGCAAAATTATATATCTTATCAAAATAATTAGAAGCATAATATATATTAGCTGGCTTTACACCTAACCATTCAATATCTTTTTTCATAGACTCTACAAACTCCATAGATTCAGTAGAGGGGTTGGTATCATCAAATCTTAAATTACATTTACCATTGTATTTTTCTGCTAATCCGAAATTTAGAAATATAGATTTAGCATGTCCAAGATGCAACGAATTTCCAGATGGTTCTGGAGGAAATCTGGTGACAATATCTTTCACATTTCCTTCTTCAATTATTTCTTCTATGAAATTTTTACCTTCTTTATTATCCATTTTTTAAACTTTTTATAAAGTTACTTAAATTAGATATAAAAAAAAAGCTGAAGACGCTTTAAAACATCTTCAGCATTTAGAACTCGATGCAGGAGTCCAACCTGCTTAACTTATATTCGCCATTCACAATGAAGTGGTTAACCAATGGTTTATTATTAAAGCCAGCCCACATATCTGTGGGTCGTGTATGTCATTCCACCTATCGAGCATTAGTACTCGGGGCGGGAATCGAACCCGCACTCCCAAATGGGAACAAGATTTTAAGTCTTGCGTGTCTACCTATTCCACCACCCGAGCTTAATCTGTATCAAATTTATAAATAATTTTCTTACCAGAAAAATTTTTCAGCTCTGGCATTTTTGTATCACCTATAGTTTCATCATTTATTTCAGAGATATGAAGTTCATCACATAAATGAATTGTAGATTCGTATATTCTTTTCCCCCCTATAATCCAATCAGGCTTTTTTTCCAAAGCCTGTTCAAGGGTATTATATCCTTTTCCAACAACAATTACCTCTCTTCCTTTTAGGGTAGGCATAGATTCATAAGTTGTTCTACCTACAAGAATCTTACATCCCATTGTTAAGTTTTTAAAATGCTTTAAATCCTCTTTACAATTCCAAGGAAGTTTATTATCCTTTCCAATGTATCCTACTTTATTTGTTGCAATTATTGCTTTCATGTTTTTAAAAATAAAGAAACACAATCAAATTAATTGACTGTGTTTCTTGTTGGCCTACTAGGACTCGAACCTAGAATGGAGGTACCAAAAACCTCAGTGTTGCCATTACACCATAGACCAATAACTTATTTAGTAGCCCGTAAGAGAATCGAACTCTTGTTACCAGGATGAAAACCTGGCGTCCTAACCACTAGACGAACGGGCCATTTTCTGATATAAATATATTGATTTTTATTAAAAAGTAAATTATTATTAGCAATACCGAACAGCACGAACTCTAATCGTGTAGTTCTTACTGCTGCCGTTCTGGGTGCCGTTTGAGAAGTACTGAGTCCAAACGCCGAAGTTATTGTACTCGGTAGAACTCCAATAGTAGTTATTAACAAAGCCGCCAATTTCTTCCTTTTTTTTATAAAGCATATTCAATTCATCTTTTGTTGGCAATCTCCATTCTAATCCTAGTTTTTTACAAGCAATTTTTGCGTCATGCCAATTCATACGACCTAAATCACGAGACACTTCCAATCCGTTAACTGATTTTTTACCTTCTAGTAATATGTGTTTTGAATTAACATTCATTAAACTAAGTCATTATTAGCAATGCCGAACAGCACGCACATTATATTTGTAACTCTTGTGGAAGTAACCTTGAAGACCGTTAGTGAAAATGTGGAACCAAGCAAGAGTTTTATCATAATCTGTAGAGCTCCAATGAATATTGTTACCAAGGTCACCAATTTCTTCCTTGTTTTCAAAAAACATATTCAATTCCTTTATTGTTGGCAATCTCCATCCTTGCCCGAGGTTTTTAGAAGTCTCAATTGCTTCATACCAAGTCATATGTCCTAGATTATGAGACACTTCCAATCCGTTAACTGATTTTTTGCCTTCTAATAGTATATGTTTTGACTTAACACTCATTAAACTAAGTCATTATTACTTTTATTAAACTTAAGTTTATATTTTGTAAGATATTCTATAACGAATTCTCTACTTTCTTTTGAAGCGGGGTAATTAGAATGTGCTTTTAGCTGGTTGAATACCAAATCATTATCAACAACTGCAAAACCTAAAGTCAACCTTTCCCAGGATTTTTTATTAAAAAACTTAAATCCTACATATTCTCCTTCTGCAATTATATATCTATAAGTAGCTATACAATGATTCATATACTTACCTTCCCAATCTAATTGTTTTATATCTTGTATTAATTCGATTTTATAATTTTCTTCATCACAAGATAGATGACTGTAATTATCTACTCGTTGTTGAAACTTCTGCTCCAGATAAAAATCTGAATCTGCCTTAAAATTTCTTACTAACTCAAGATGATATCCAAGAAGATTCTTTTTTTCTACAGAAAGAAGAGTGTCTGTATCTTGATTCATTATTTTAAGAGTTCTATATGTGTCTATATAATACTCAACTAACGTTTCGTGATTTATTTTTCTTTCAAAAATATTTTCAATATGCTTCGCTGGTAAAATTTCACCGTCTCCAAAATTATTATTTAAATAATCAAAAAATATTTCGACTTCTATTTTAGAAGACTTTTGTTCTAATAAATTTTTATCAATCATAATTGTGTTTGTAAAGATAAATTATCGGAACCATATCTATTTTTTATAAGATTAATTTTTGCGTTAAATCCATTATCAACATTAGTAGTTTTATTAACAGTCATATATACATCACTCCAAATTAAAGTATTATTAATAGAATGGAAGGCTCTTGTTTCTAAATCACTGTTTAAACTTCTCTGTAAACTTGTAGATATGTAACAACTTACATCACAAACATTTGAAATGTCTCTAATTGAATCCATATTTTCCTTTATTGTATCTCTGTTTGTTAATGAAAATTTTCTTTCGATTGTTTTTTCAGTCAATAGTCTTTTGCTATGTTTAAGTATATTTTGTTGGTATCCAACATAATCATCAAAAAATATAGATTTAATTTTATTGTGGTTAACAATCTTTTCAATGAGGTTAAAATTATCATTGGATAAATGAAACAAGCTACCATTATTTTCATTTTTTTTATATGCAAATTGTTCCTTTTTTCTTTTAATTCTATTAAAAAAATAACTTGAAGAAACTTCTCCAACATACAAACAGTTAAAACCTTTTTGCATATGCTCTAAAATTAAAGATTCTAAAACAGATGATTTACCCCCTCCAGCGGTAGAAGCTATTACTGTTGTGTTACTCTCAAAATAAGGAAGGTCGAAATGATTTAATATATTCATAACCTCAAATCTAATATAATAGATTCTTTTTTCAAACTATTTATATATAAAAATAAAAACATCATGAATACAAGCGCAAATTATAAAGCTATTCCTTTAACGGGAACCATGGGAGAAGACGTACTAGGAAATGGTGTGACAGGAACAAGTGTTCATCAAGTTTATTGCTTAGCTGCTGGTGCTATTCAAATTACTGCAGCAGGTGGTGGAACCTTTACTTGGAATGCTACAACTAACTCATCTATAGATGTTGTTGTGAAATCTGTTACAGTTACAACTGGTACATTTATAGGCTTTAAAGCTAAAACAGACCCTTTTCAATTTGGTCCATTTAGTTAATAAATAAAAAATATATTATGAGTCAAGGTTTTGGATACTGTGAAATAATGTCTGAGGACTGTTTAAGTGGAATGACTGAACAGCAAACCTCTAGGATATTCAAAAGAATTAGAAGAAAGTTAGGTGAACCTGTTATGGGTGTAGAGCTAGAAGATGAGCAACTAGAAGAATGTTTATGTGAAGCTATTGAAGAATATTCTTCATATATACATCAGTGGGGTTTAGAAAATAGACTTTCTCAAATGCTTGGATTGCCTAGTGATATTGATTTTACGTTAAAATTTGTATCTCAAAATTTTGGTTTTGAAAGAACTTTTTCAAGAGCTTATGCTGAACAGGTAAATGGTTTAGGTGGTGTAAACAGTATGAGGGAACTCAAATTGGGACACATACCTCTTACTGCTGGTACTCAAGACTATATTATACCTGCAGGACAAGAGTTAAATGAAGTTCTTTGGTTCACGCCTAACTTTATAAACTTGTTTGGTCTTGACCCGTTTGCCAATTCAAATATAGCTTTTTCTGAATTTGGAGCTTCATTTGCAGGGCACACTTTGTATCACGTAATGCCTGTTTATGATACTATATTAACGGCTCAAGCTGCTGAATTAAGAAACAAAGTTAGAGGTTCAGAATATTCATATAGAGTTAGGGGTGGTTCTGATGGTTCTAAAGTAATCTCTTTATATCCAATACCTAGAGTTAATACAACTGCTGGCGTAGGGTCTTCTAATATGGGTATTGGTGGAGGCGCAGGAACGCCAGGTACTATGTTTTATTATTACTATGATACTATCGGAATAGGTGGTAATGAAGCTTTTAGTGGAAATACCGCAAATCCAGGTTTTTCAGGAAGCACTAACCCTATAGACGGATTGCCAGACCAAGGTAATGGTTTAGTTTCGGGGCCTTCAGATGCTATTTTATATAATTTGAGATATAATGAATTGAACGACCCTGCTAAAACTTGGGTTAAAAAATATGCTCAAGCAAACGCTAAGGAACTTTTAGGAATTGGTATTAGAGGTAAGTTTTCAGGTGAATTACCTATACCAGACGCTTCATTGACAATGAATCACTCTGATTTAATAACAAATGGTAAAGCTGACATGGATAAACTAAAAGAAGAGTTAAGAGACCTTTTAGATAGATTAAATTATAAAGCCTTACTTGAAAATAATGCTTTAATGCAAGAATATGTAAATAAAACATTGAGTTACGGACCGCTTCCGATTTATTTAGGTTAATAATTTGTTATGGCTAGAAATGTAGGAAATAACAATAGAGATAGATTGCTTAATAGGAATGAAAAAAAACCTTCCGAAGCAAGAGAATTAGATAATTCACAAAAAGGCGTTAAAAAATTTTTCGGTGAAAAAGAAAAAAAATTTTTTGAAAGTTCAGGAAGGGAAATAACAGAAGAAATTTTACAAGAGTCTTTAATTCTTTATAGAATAGATTATAAAAGAACAAGAACTCACGATTTATACGGTGAATCTAAAAAGAAAGTTCATTTAGACCCTGTTGAAGTATTTGGAAGAATAAACGTAGAGGCTCAGTCTCCTAATTACATTTCACCAGGGGGGTTAATTAGAAAAGGTTTTGGAAAGTTAACTGCAAGTATTTATGTATCACACTTGGATGAGTTAAATGCAGAAATAAGAATGGGTGACTTTGTTTATCACAAAGGAAACTATTATGAGGTTACCGATGATGGAAGTTCAAACATAGACAATAAGCACTCTTGGGGTGGGGATAAACTATTTTCAATTACAGTAATGGCTGTTGAGGTGAATAGTGACGTATTCAATGCAAGATAAAAATATACTATTACTTACTATTAGTATATTAATCCGCCGTATGTTAGTAAAATAATATGCACAGGTCAAAAAAATTATATTAACTCTATTGAAAACCCTATATTCTTTAGAATGGAAGAGTCTTTTCGACTATAATAATGCTTACCTTTTATTAGTTCTCCATTATTACATAGTTCATCGAAAAGTTCTTTTCTACAATTTTTTAAAACCGTAACGTATTTTTTCTTTATTGACACAATTCCCATATTAACCATTCTCATTAATTGGTTATATCCTGTCATTTTTGTTTTATTCAACATTTCACCAATAGTTTCACAGCATATAAAAGTATCAAAATTTATCCTTTCACTCGCAATTGACCGTTTTAAGACTTCTGGACTAATCCCGCTTTTTCTTAATTTGTTAATTTGGTCTCTTTTCCGCATAAGCGAGTTGGATTTACCTTTGATAGTATATCTCTGTTTATTGAGATTGTTAATTAAAACTTTAGAATACAATCTAGTTTTAACATCTTGTACACTTTCAGAATCACGGAACATTATTGAACCACATCTATTGTTATGGTTCACTCCGTAAATTTTTGAAATCTTCTCTATAGAAGAAAATGTAATATTATTACCCCCAGATTTATTTTTTACAGTATTGATAATATTCATATTTTCCATTTTTTTTAAATGAAATTTTATAGAATTTGGAGAAACCCCTATTAATCTAGAAGCTTTTCTTACTGAAAAATTATAAATAGTTGAATTAGAGTATAGATATTTTAGTTTTATAAAATAAGAAAACGTCAAAATCTCTTCGGACTTTATTAGCCTTTTAATTAAGCTGTGTGTTATTCTTACTTTTTTCAAATTAAAACAATTTCAGCGAATATAACAGAATAAAAATAAAATTCAAATGTTTATTAAAATTATTTAATATTTATTATTAAGGATAAAAATCAAATAAATGTCTATTCAGAAAAATATCAACGACAATCTTAATGATAGTTTTAAAAACACTAATTATTTACCTCAGAAACTTTTATTAGAAGACTCTGATAGGGGGATGAGAGATTTTATTATTGACTTAAACATAACTGTTGAAAATTCTGAAGGGAAAGACATAAGGGTGCCTGTTATATTTTTAACACAAGAAAGATGGGCGGAATTTAAAATGAACTGGAAATTCCTTAAGGATGAGAGTGGAGAGGAAATTACTATGCCTTTTATGACGCTGAGAAGAAAAGCCGTAAAGAAAGGAACATCACCTTTAAAAAGAACAATACCTAAAAAGCTGAAATTTACATATTGTAAAGTTCCAACTACTGACGGCGTTTTGGCTGGCTATGAAATTTTCAAAATACCTCAACCTACTTGGGTTGATGTTGAATATGAATTGAGATTTGTAACTCACTACATGCAAGATGTTAATATATCTTATGAAAAAATGTTAGAAGAAGGCTTTTCAGATGGACAAGGGTATATGAAAATTAATGGATATAACATACCTGCAATATTGGGAGACCCAAGTGAAGACAACACTGTAGATAGCATAGATGCGGACAGATTTTTTCAGTTGGTATACCCATTAACAGTACACTCTAGGATAGTAGACCCTAAAAAATTTGAAAGAGTTCAAACTATTACAAAAATTTCTATACAAATTCAAGAGGATGAATGTTAGTTTTGAGTTTTTTTATCCTATTTATTGTAAAACTGTACAAAATTAAAAATTTAAAATAAGATGGCAACTATATTCGTATCGCCCGGTGTCTACACAAGAGAGCAAGATTTTTCTGTATTCGCATCAAGAGTAGGTCTAACTAAGTTAGGGCTTGTTGGATTAACACAAAAAGGACCAGCATTTGAACCTGTAAGAGTGAGAAGCACAGATGAGTTTTTGTTTAGATTTGGTGGAACAAACACCGATTTACAATTACCTTATGTAGCAAATTCATTCCTTACACAATCAAATGAACTAACTGTAACTAGAGTTCTTGGAAAAGAAGGATTTGACGATTCTAACGCATGGAACATTACTGCAGATGGAGGTACCATTATCGCTGTAATAAAAAGTAAGTCTGCAGATGAAGGGTTAACTTTCTTAAACAATTCTGCAACTGATATTCAAAAAGGACCCTCAGCTTCCCCTTTAGGAAGTTTTGTTTTAAGTGGTGCAACTGGTGATTTTTCAGCGAATACATTAACTGTTTCATTAGATGAAAGTAGAGATGATTATATTGTTAATGTTATAGGTAGAAACCCTAGAAAAATAGAAGGTGATTATGGAATTTATGTAGACACTATATTTCCTAACTTTTTAAGACAAGCTACTCAAGAAGGTACAATTACTTCTATTGATTCAGGGATGACATTTTCAGATGATTCAAGATTTACTGATTTTGTTGGACCATATACAAACCCTGAAACTCCATGGATTGTTTCTAATTTAGTTGGTGGTCAAGTTAGACAATTATTTAAGTGTCAATCAGTTTCTGATGGTAACTCTGCAAATAGAGAAATAAAAATATCTATCACTAATATAGATACAATAACAAAAACTTTTGATGTATTGGTTAGAGATTTCAATGATACTGATGCGTCTGCATTTCAAACTGCTCTAGAAAGATTTAGAGGAGTAACAATGGACCCAAGTCAAAGAAATTATATAGCTAGAGTTATTGGTACAACCGATGAGGAGTATCCAAGACAGTCTTTGTTTATAACTCTTGACATGAAAGAGGGACACCCTGGTAACGTAGTTCCAGCAGGTTTTGAAGGTTACTCTCAAGTTAGTTTACCTGCCTCAGGTATAACTGCAGCAGATTTATATTATAAGAAATCTTATTTTTCAGGAGATTCAGTGAATAAAACATTCTTAGGAGTGTCTGAATTAGCTTATACTGCATTTACTGCAGATAAAGTTAGTTTCTCAAATGTAATAAACAATGTAGAAATAGATACATTTAAATATATTGGTACAGGAAGTGCTGGAAAAGAAGTTGTACCTGGTTTTCACATTGAAATCGGTGCACCTGCATCATTTGTTTCTGGTGACTTAGCTTTAAGTGCATACACTAAAGCTGAAAGAAAGTTCACACTAGCCCCAGCAGGAGGATTTGATGGGTGGAATAAATTTAAACTCCCTTCTTTTGGAGTTAATACTCAAGACTCTTCAAATAGAGAAGCTTTTAAAGAGGCTGTAGATGTATTCACAAATCCAGAAGAGGTAGATGTTAACTTGTTCGCAACACCAGGTATTGATTATGGAAATAATGAAGAATTAGTAAAGTACACTCTAAATATAATGGAAGACAGAGCTGATACTCTTTACATAATGGATTCACCAAGACTTACAACAAGTGTAGCAAAAGGAACCCCAGAAGAAGCTGTATTAGCTATGCAAGATACTGGTATTGATTCTAACTATGCTGCAACTTATTGGCCTTGGGTTCAAATAGAAGACCAAACTACTGGTCAATTTGTTTACCTATCACCAACAGCAGAAGTAGTTAAATCTATTGCACTTACGGATAATGTAGCATTTCCTTGGTTTGCACCAGCAGGTATAAACAGAGGTACTGTTGGAGATTCGGTTAGAAGAGCTGATATTAAACTAAGTCAAGCAGATAGAGACACACTATATGAGGGAAGAATAAATCCAATAGCAACATTCGTTCAAAACGGTGTAGTAATATATGGACAAAAAACTCTTCAAATTAGACAATCTGCTCTTGATAGAATTAATGTAAGAAGATTACTTCTTCAAATTAGAAGAGTTGTTGCTGCAACATCTCAAACTTTATTGTTTGAGCAAAATGACCAAACTTTAAGAGACCAATTCTTATCTAAGGTTGAACCATTATTGTTGCAAATACAAAACCAGAGAGGTTTAACTGGATTTAGAGTTATAATGGACGAAAGTAATAATCCACCTGAAGTGGTAGATAGAAATACTTTAGTTGGTAAGATTCAATTGAAACCTACAAGAACTGCAGAATTTATTGATTTAACATTCCAAGTTCTACCAACTGGTGCAAGATTTGAAGATTTTTAAAAATACTTTTAAACAAAATAAACAAAGGAGCTTTAGGGCTCCTTTTTTTGTGTATAAAAAATTCAAATCTAATTTTTTTAAAAAAAATATTTAAATATAGTCAAATAATTTTTTTTGTCTAATATTTATAAGTGTTAAACAAATTAAATAACTATAAGATGGCTACAATGTTTAGACCAGTTCCTGTTGAGCAGGAACCAAAGAGAAAAAATAGATTCGTTTTAGAATTTCCTTCAGAGTTGGGAATAGAATCTTTTAATGTTCAAACTTCTGGAAAACCTACAATAGAAATCGGTAGTACTGAAATTCAATATATGAACACTAGTACATTTGTTGCTGGTAGATACAAGTGGTCTGCAATTGACATTGAGTTCATTGATGTAATTGGTCCATCAACTACTCAAAAAGTAATGGAATGGGTAAGACTTCATGCTGAGTCAGCTACAGGTAGAATGGGTTATGCTGTTGGATATAAAAAGAACTTAGTTCTAAAAGCACTAGACCCAGTAGGGGTTGAAGTTGAAAAGTGGACAATGATTGGATGTTTTATAACAAATGCTTCTTTTGATAGTTATGACTATGGAGCAGATGATATTTCAAAAGTTAAAATTAACGTACAACCAGACAGATGTCTATTGAACGCTTAAAAAATATAAAATAAATTATTATTAAAAAGGAGACTGTTTAGATACAGTCTCCTTTTTTGTTACTATTTATTTAAGAAGAAATATCTTTTTTTTTAAGTATGACTTATTTAAGGCTCTATAGAGATTTTTATTGTATAAATTCATCAATTTTAAGTGGTGAAACTTATGATATTATAAACGTTGAAGATATATCTGGATTTGTTAAGCCAGAAGGCGGTTCATCTGTTGTGGAAATTCCAGAAATAATCAACGAATCCGAAGGAAGATATTATGTAAACCTAACACCAGGATTATATAATATAGACGATGTATATGAAATGAATTGGATTGTTACATATACACCCCAGAGTCCAGAAAAAAAATTAATAACAAGATTTAAGTTAAATCCTGTTGTAGTAGGTCAAAATGTTGATATAAGACTTAATAACCAAGATATAAGATTAGAGATAGTTAATAGTTAAAATTATGGCAAGAGGAGAAAAACCATTTATAATGAAAAGAAATGACACAGCGCCAGCTTTAATAGCAACTGTATACGATAAAGGGTGCTTAGGTGGCTGGAACAGATTGAATTTAAGTGCAGTTACTAAGGTTGACTTTTCTATGGCTGATGACTGTGGTGCTTTAGTAATTTCTTCCCAATCTGCACAAACAATATCTGCAAATAGTGGGATAATTCAATATTCTTGGAAAGAAGGAGATACTTCTATGGCTGGTAATTTTACTGGTGAATTTGAATTATTTTTTGCTGACGGGACAAAAATGTCCTTACCCAGAGAAGGAGGTATCAATATTAGGATAGAAGAAGACATAAATAATATATAAAGTGGCTGGACAATATTTTTTTAAAATAGATGATAAGTTTTTACCTCTAAGTGGAGGTACGGTAAGCGGTAACACATATGTTAGTGCCAATTTATCTGCTGATACTTTAAATTTAGTTAATATACCAAATAATGACGACTCCTTAACTCAAATATTAGCAAGAAATTCTGTAAATGGAGATGTTGAATATAGAGATGTACAATCTATAATAAGTGCAGCTACTTCTCAAGACACTTATGTAACTGGAGGTACTTATAATGATGTTTCTAATGAATTATTATTAGAAAGAAATGATGCCGTAAATATAATAATAAGTGGATTTTCATCAGGAGCCCAATTCGGAACAACATATTTTGTCGCACCAGAAGGTGATGACTTAACAGGTGAATATGGAAACATATCAAAACCTTTTAAAACAATTACTGGTGCTAGAAATCAATTATTGATTGACTCCTTATCTGGACAAACTCTAATATATGTATTCCCAGGAACTTATGATGAAACTGAATTACAGTACCCTAATGGTAAAATGTATTTATCGCCTGGCTCTTTAATTAAACCTTCTGCTAAAATTAATGGTGTTGGCGCTGGAATGACCGCTGTAAATCAAGGTACTAAAACTTTCACGTTTAATGGCAATTGGGCCAGTTACTTAATAATAGGTAAGAGATTTGAAGTTGTTGGAGGTTCTAATGGTGGTATTTACACAATTATTTCCTCTACAGATGTAGGAGGAACTACAGAGGTTGTGGTTTTAGAAACAATACCTTCATCGTCTGTTGGCGGTACATTAAGAACTAATGAAGTTATTTTTCTATTAGGTGATACACCTCTTAACGCACCGTCTGGTTCTGCTTCTAATAAATTTGATTTATATGGTGAGGGTGATATAGATATCGTTAAATCATTAGATGATGATTGGTCAAAAGGCATTGTAACCTCTTTCGGTAGTTCAGAATTTTACGGAGAAGCCGTGAGTTGGAGGATGGAAAAGGGTGTTATTATGGGGTCTTATGACGATTCTAAAATGACATTTAATGGTTCTAGTTTAGAGTTATATGGTGGAAGTGGTTATGTTACAACTGTTAGAGACTCTAGTGATACAACATTTAATTTTGATAGAATATTATGTAATGGAAGTTACACCTTTTACGTTAGATATGGCTCAAACCCTACATTTAATGGTAGTTGTGTTGTAACATCTAACGTCATAAAGTCAACAGATTCTTCACAAACAATTGGGATACAAAGAATGGGCCCAGGTGGTAGGGTTGTAATTAATTCACCTATTGTTGAAAGTGAAAGTTTTACTTTAAATGCAGCACAAAATTCAGGTGGTGAATTTATTTTAAATGGTAATATAGTGGCAACTACACCTAGCGGTAGTGGTATTGTAGCGGGACTAGATTCTGGTAACGAAGCTTCTTTTACTATAAACGGTAATATTACCACAGATAGTAATCGTGCATTTTGGGGTGTTGGCTCTGTTAACAGTAATTGGTATTTGAACGGTAATATTGAATCTCTTTCGGGTAGTACTGACCCTATTTTAGATTTAGGGTCTGGTTCTGGTAGTATTAATTTAAATGGTAGTGTTAAAAACACTGATGGTGGTGTAACTTTAGACGGTATCTCAACAGGCGGTGTTTCTGTTATTGTTGAAAATTTAGATGTTGTAGCTGATAATGAAACTATTACATCTTCATCACCACAAACAGTAGAAATTTTACATTCCCTAAGTATAAATAATTCTTTAGGTTCTAATATAACAACAACTGGTTTATATAATTTTACAGGAACTACAAATGTTGGTGATTTAGTAATTTATAATACACCTACAAACGATGATTCACTGACTCAGATATTAGGTAGAAACTCTACTACAGGAGATGTGGAGTATAGAGATGTGCAGTCTATAATAAGTGCAGCAACTTCTCAAGACACTTATGTAACAGGTAGTACGTTAAGTGGTGATACTTTAGTTTTAAGCAGAAATGATGGTGTTGAGTTAACAACTGATTTAAGTTCCATTATACCAGATTCAGATTTGGGTCAGATATTATTTGTTTCAACAACAGGGGACGATTCTACAGCATCCAAAGGAGATATACACAAACCATATAGAAATATATACGCTGCCAAAAGTGGTGCCACCATAGGAGATACTATTTATGTATTTCCAGGTACGTGGACTTACGACAATACAAATTCAGTAGGTAATCCTTATAATGGGAATATAGAAACCCAAGTTAATTTGTGGAAAGATGGTATTAATTATTACTTCTCTCCAGGCTCTAAGGTGGTTTTTAGCAACCAAACAGTTACTGGTGATAGAATGTATTTATTTTCACCAATGAGTTCTGGTTATGAAACATGTAACGTATATGGGGAGTTAGAGTGGGAAGGTAGTTCTATAGGGGCTAATAGTTCAAATGGACATACACACATTTTTTATATAGATGAGAATCAACCTTTAAATGAGGCATATAGTTGTAATATGGAAATAAAATCAGCCATATCCATATCTTCACAACCTATAAATGGTGGTAGTGTTCACACTGGTTCTACAACTACTTATTTCAACTTAAAAGCGGATACTGTAGCTTGTGATTATTCACAAGGACAATCTGGAAGTGGTGGTGGAATACACCTTTGGGGAGGTGGTAAACAGTATAATAATGTTGAGGTGAATGAGATTAGGAGTAATTTTTTCACTTTATACTTAAGAACTGATGATGGCCAAGATGGATTTAATTTAAATCTTACATCTAATAGACTTTATTCTAAAGGAACTACTGTAATTTTAAATAGAGGTTTAGTTGGTGATATAAATATAAACTTTAAGGAAGCTTTTATTACTAACGCTTTATTACAGTCACAAAATAACACAGTTGGTACCACCGTAATAAATGGTACAATAATAGATAATGTGGGTACCACAACTTACCCTATTTTTAACTTAACCTCCAGCAACCAATGTAAAACCATATTTAATGGAATTGTAAAACCAAAAGTTAATTCAGGCAATGGTCGTAGGTTGATACAAATATCACAACCCAACAACGATATGATTTTCAAGGGTGATGTTTTTTATGATAGTACCACGTCAACTACCTCAAATATGTTTAATCTATTAGCAGATAGTGAATTAGTCTTTAATGGTAATGTGTTGGGTACTTTTAGTGGTAAAATTGGTAATGTTAGAAATGGTAAATTAATAATTAAGGATAGTCATTTTGAATCTAATACTAGTGGTAATGTTTTGTTTGATAACGATGTAACATCATCAACTGGTATAACTTCTATAAGAAATAGCACTTTTTTATTAAACAACTCTACAACAGATTTGCATGATGGTCAGTATTTAAACACTTATATTTTAAATTCAAACATTAAGAACTATGGTTCTTCAGATATATTTACTAACAGCACTAATACAGGGTTATTGCAAATTCAAAATAGTAGTTTAGTATGTGTTTCGGGAGAAACTATTAATGTTTCTGGTAATGCACCATTAATTTTAAATAACACTACAACAAACACAACGTTTTTTGCAAACAATATAAGTGGTACAATAACAGAAATAACAGAATTAGACATAGAATAGAATGAGCACTAAACAAAATATATATGGTTCTTTATTTGTTAGTAATAACATAAGTGGTGATACACTATCCTTATCCACACTAAACAATAATGATTCTTTAACTGAAATGTTAGCCAGAAACAGTTCTGGCCTAATTGAGTATAGAGATGTACAATCTATAATAAGTGCAGCCACTTCTCAAGATACATTTATTACTGGGTTTACATATAATGATTCAAATACTTTTGTAATATCCGATAACAGCGGCTCTACATTTAGTGCCACAATTAATAATGTAACAGGATTAACTAGTGTTGGGGATATAAACATCATTGGAAATCTTGTTGTTACTGGGGGCACAGGGAATGTAATTACTAAACAAATTTATTTAGAAGGTAATTTAGGTTTAGATTGGGACTTTCTTTCTAGTTCTGTAGTATTAGGAAATAATGTTAATGGAACAATTGTAAACGGCACAAGTTTAACAGTTAATAGTGACACATTAGTTAATGGAAGCATAACAGGAAATAGTTTAAATTTATCTTCAACAACTAATGATAATTCCCTAACACAAATTTTAGGAAGAAATTCTACAACTGGAGATGTTGAATATAGAGATGTATCTTCTATTATTGGAGCAGCTTCAGCAGATACATATGTTGTTTCTGGTAACGCGGATGCAGCCACGTCACAGTTAAGCTTTACTTACAATACAGGAGGAACTTTTACCGTTGCAAATTCTGCAGCACTGTTTTCAGATAATGACATTAACGTTACAGGAGGTACCTATAATCCAAGTACTGGCTGTGTTACATTTGCAACAAATAGTGGGACTACATTTGATGTTTGTGGTTTTGTTACGGGAATAACTGACAGCTATACAACTGGTTCTACATTGGTGGGAGAATCAATACAATTCGATAATAACATATTAGGCTCAAACTATTATAGTGTTAGTTTGACACCAGCATTAAGTGGAAAAACTGATGTTTCAACTTTTGAATCTTATACCGCAAATACTAAAGTAGAAATAGATAGTAAATTAAATATATCAACGTTTAATAATTATACCGCCAACACAACAGATTTTTTTGTTACTGGCGGAACTTATTCTTCTGGTACAGCAACATTTGAAAACAATAATGGTGACTCATTTAATGTAACGGGATTTACAGAACCATTTACAGGAAATACATCTGGAGACTGTATTGATGAATTGTGGGTTAAAAACATAAGTGGATGCACAAGTGAAGATTTACATATTGGAGTAGAATCAGGAAAAGATATTTATTTTGATTCGACAGGAACAACTGACTCTCCATCATTATATATAAATTCAAGAGGACAAATAGGTGTAGGTACTAATACTCCTTTTAGTTGGGCAACTACAGATGGTACAGGTATTGAAATTCACAATGACAGTATAAACAATCAGATACCATTTGCGGTCACAGAAACTGGGACTAGAAGGTTTTTTATAGAGACAGATTTTGCAACCACATCTAATCCTGTACACATTAAAGGTAGTAGTAGCACTAATTTAATGACATTTTATACATCCTCCTCTTCTTCTAGAGTTGGTATCGGAACAACTATACCAGAAGGTTCTTTTCAGATTGCTAAATCAGGAACGGTTTCAGACCAAACTAAATATCCTTCAGAAACAAATGTTGTAATAAACAATACTAGTAATGGTTATTCTGGTTCAACTGGAGCTGCTAACAGTGCTGCATTTAGATTCGACCATGAAACTTCGGAAATACCAGGCGGACTTATCACATCTAAGCGTAGAGATACTTGGGGAAGTGGCGAAAAAAGTACTTCTTTTGAAATATGGAATAATTCTGGAGAAACTCTAATTAAGAGATTTGAAATTTTACCTGATGGAAAAACGACAATAATAGGCTCTTTAAATATAGACACAATATTAAGCGGCACACCAGTCATTAATTTGGGTATAGATTCTAGCGGAAATGTTGTTACAGGAATTACTGACACGGTAGATATAACAAGAGTTCAACCTGGTACTAACATAAATACAGGAGGAACGGCAAACAATCCTATTGTTAATCTTGAAGACGACATTTTATTAACTTCTGTTTCTGCAACAAATGTAAGTGGTGGAACTATATACTCTGGAAGCACTGACCTTTCTGATATATTTTTAACAACAGCAGATGGAAACGATATTACAAGAGTTCAAGGAGGAACAAACATAACAACTGGTGGGACCGCAAACAATCCTACGGTTAATCTTGATTCTGATATTTCATTAAATTCTATTTCTGCAAATAATTTAAGTGGTGGAACTATATATTCTGGCTCAACAGATTTATATAATATTATAGAAAGTTTAGACACCTATATTACTGGAGGCACATATGACGAGTCTACAGATAGCATTACTTTAGGCAGAAATGACGCTGGAAAAGTGCTTATAACTGGTATAACTGACACTTTTTATTGGACAACTGGTTCAACGGGAAATTTTTCATTAAAGGCAATAAATGACAGCGGACTAGACGCCACAGGAAATTATGCAGTAGCAGAAGGTGGTGGAACTATTGCAAGTGGAAACTATTCTCATGCAGAAGGTTTTGAAACAACAGCATCAGGTCCAGAAGCTCATTCGGAAGGCTACCAAACAACGGCAAGTGGAGAAGATTCACACGCTGAAAATTTATTTACAATTTCTAGTGGAGACTATTCTCATGCTGAAGGCTGGAGTACAACGGCTAGTGGAGAAGATTCACATTCAGAAGGTTTTGGCAATGTGGCAAGCGGTGCAGATTCACATGCAGAAGGGCTAAATAATACGGCTAGCAATACAGCTTCTCATGCTCAAGGCTTTAATACTACATCAACAGGTACCGCTTCTCATTCAGAAGGTTTTGACACACTATCAAGTGCTGACGCATCTCATTCAGAAGGCTATAGTTCAACAGCTAGCGGATTAGCTTCACATGCGGAAGGTTTTGAAACAACATCAAGTGGTTCATTTTCTCACTCAGGAGGCTTTGGCTCAATTGCATCTGGTGACACTTCTTTTGTGCATTCAACAAACTCTTTAGCAAGTGGTTCTAGGAGTGCAGTTTTAGGTGGACAAAACATCACAGGAACAACTGATGATACGGTATATGTTCCTTATTTAAACATAAACAATTTAGCATCAGGCACATCCATTAATAATATAGGCTTAGATTCTAGCGGAAATGTAGTTTTGGGAGTTGATGGAAACGACATTACAAGAGTTCAAGGTGGAACAAATGTTTCAACTGGAGGAACTGCAAACAATCCGATTATTAATCTTGATTCCGACATTTCATTAACTTCTGTTTCTGCAATTAATTTAAGCGGTGGAACTATATACTCTGGAAGCACTGACCTTTCTGATATATTTTTAACAACAGCAGACGGTAATGATATTACAAGAGTTCAAAATGGAATAAATACATTTACTGGTGGAACTGAAAACAATCCAACAATTAATGTTACAGCTCTCACAATAGACAATATAACTGTTTCTGGAGATTCTAGTTTTGATTCAGCTTCCGCAAATACAATTTATTCTGGAAGTACCGACCTTTCTGATATTTTCGCAACAAAAGCAGAAGACTCATTTAGCACTGGAGGTACTGTTACTCAAAAAGCTACAAGTGCTAGCACTGAAGTGGTTATACAAATAGATGGAAATAATGATTTTTCATCTTATAACGTTACAGGTCTGACAGACACTTTTGTTAGTGACTTTACTTATAGCGCAAACACATTTACTATAAATCAAAATGACGGTAATAGTATTGACGCAGAAATTGACACTATAGATTTATCTTCTGTTCTGAGCGCAGTAACTTTTGATATAGGAACTACAGGAAGTATATCTGCTACAACTTTTTACTCTGGAAGTACTGACCTTTCTGAAATATTCTTGACTGAAGCTGATGGAAACGATATAACAAGAGTTCAACCTGGCACCAACATTAATACAGGTGGAACTGCAAACAATCCGATTGTAAATCTTGATGATGACATCTTTTTAAATTCCGTTTCTGGAAATACTTTAAGTGGTGGAACTATATATTCTGGTTCAACTGATTTATACGATATTTTCTTAACAGAAAATGACGGAAACGACATTACAAGAGTTCAAGGCGGAACAAATATTTCAACTGGTGGAACTGCAAACAATCCGATTGTAAATCTTGATGATGACATCTTTTTAAATTCCGTTTCTGGAAATACACTAAGCGGTGGGACTATATATTCTGGTTCAACTGATTTATA